GGAATCTCGCACAAAGCAATGAATGTTGAAAACGACATCATGTGCAATAGCTGGCGGGTTGCCTTCATGGCTCGCGGCTAGGTTGACTCTCGCTAACCCTTGCACAACTTGAATCGATTTGTCTTGTGGTGTTTCGGTGTACGCGATTCGCTGCGGCCTGCTGACTCCAGACACATCGATTTCGTATCCGTTTAAAATCGAGATTTCATCGAGTCGCGTGACAACCTCAACTGCAATTCTTTCCAGCACTGGAAGCGTCATAGAAGCCCCCTTGCCGATCGTTCGTCGATGTCGTCCTGAACTCCCTGCCAAATCAATTGAGCGTCAAACGATTTGTTCTGCCGAAAGAAAATCGACCGCGATAGCCTTCGCTTGAGTAGTACACGAAACGCTACGCCAAAAAACTCGCCAGCAACAACATCGAGGCCAAGCTTTTCTGACTCGGTTGCTAGGTTGACTCCAGGAACTCGTTTGATTGGCGTCCTACTGTTGCCGACACGCACAAAGACATCCCGACCGAGACGGTTGATGTTTGGCCCGAAACCACCTCGGACAAAAGCACGGCTACCATTTCTGCTTGGTCGATAATAAACGCCTTTTTTTGCCTGCTCTGGTTCAAAGTGTTTGATTGAAATAGGTTTGTCGCTTATGCGTATCGTCGCGTCGGCATTTGCGGCACTGGCTCGCTGAACAGTCACCTTTGCAGCTATTCTGTCTTGGTCTGTTGCTACGGTTCCGTAAAGCACTTGAACCATTTGCGAGCGCGTTGCAAACGCTGCATCATTAAGAGCCGCCACTGTAGCCACTTCAATTCCGTCAACGAAGTCGCTGAGGTTTGCGTTGAGCGCATCGACTTTCGATTTTTCCAGTCCTATGGTTATCACTGGCAAAGAACTCGCAATAAACCTGCACTGTCATTGATGACTCGAACAATTGCCCTACGCTGCGCCGTATCTCCAACTCGCAGCGGAAAGCTAATCTCATCACCTCCGGTATCAACCTCGGAACTAGATATTCCGTAGGTTGAGTCGTTTCTGACTCGGATGACGATAGCCTGTCCCGTAATCTCTCCAGTCTCGGAAATTATTTGCAGTTCGTTTCTTTCGACGATTGCCAAAATGTTGCGAACTGGGTCCCCGTCTCGGTTGTAGTAACCAACCGTTTCCCCATACTGCCGAATCAAATTGATTGCGGCAGTTCGTGCAAATAAAGACCCGAAGACGGTTGCCATATCAGGTAGTGATATTGCTAAGGAGATGACCGGCTTGAGCGTACAAAACGACCTCTGCGACATCGTGCCGTACACGGATAATGTCGCTTCGCTTCGTTTCGTCGCGGTAACTCTCGTAGGTGCCACCAATCGCTGAACCGTCCGCAGACCAATGGAAGGTTCGACCGATGCAAGGCTCGCGGAAATCGTTGGTGGTTGCAACTTTGCAAACCATCGCATACTCACCAGACCAAATCTGGCTTGGTGATGCCGTCGCACCTTCGCGAGCGCCGTTCTTTGAACCACCGGCCACGATGATGTAGTCGAGGTCAAACGCAAGTGCCAACATTGCTTCGGTAATCTCTCGCGAGTTCGAAGCATAGCCAGCACCACCGGCTTCGATTCGGTCAATCACTTGAGCGCAATTGCGCAGATTGCGAAACACCTTGCGGTTGACAATCAAAGCGTTTGCCCACAAACCGGAATTGTCGTAAATCTTCTGAACAGCCGCTTCAACATCCGTGATGGGCACTGCGTTCGCAGAATCATCCCATTCGTTCGTGATAGCGGTCGTCAAACTTGAACCGGTCCATGTCGTCGTATTGAAGACGGCATCGGCCACGCGTGCCTCTGCGTTGCGAAGCACCGCATTGTATGCGCGAGCAGCCGACACCAATTCGGCATCGAAATACTCTGCGTACATCTGTGCCTCACGGTCGTCAACTGGCTCCTCTGCTCCGTGTTCAACACACGAATAGGTAGCTGGCTCAAACGTGAAATTTCCTCGATCGTAGCCCGCTCCTGGAGCTCGTCGGGTGTTACGTTGCTGCAACAGTTGCTCAATCGGAATTTTTCCGAAGTTTCCCGCTTGCGAAGCTACCTCGACAACCGGGAAAACCCGCGTTGCAACGTAACCTCTTTGATCCATTTCTAGATCAAATTCCATAAAGCTCTGAGCTAAATCTGGCCGTAGGCTCGAAAGAGCCGAACTAGGACTTGGCATTGCATTTTCCTTTTCCCCGATGCAACGCTTTGAATACTTATAAAAAAGTTACCAGGGGTACGCGGTGATCAATCCATTTCCCCCCGGTAACGCATCGGGTTAGCTGGCGGCAGTGTCGCCGTGAGCGTTGTAGAGCACTTCAACAATGTCGTTTTCAGCGCCAGCAGACTCCAGCGCCGTTCCGACCTGGAAAGCTGTGGTTTCCGCTGTGTCTTGCACTTTTCCACCGGCTTCGGTGTAAAGCACAACGCCTGCGTTGAAGGCTTCTTTGGCAATCATTTTGTGGGTGCCTGCTGCCGTCCGAAGACGAACGGGAACAGTATCGCCAGAGACAGCACTTCGAAGCGCCGTTCCAATTTCTTTTTCGGCAAGCCCAGCAGCGGTGATAGTACCTGCCGAACCTAGTACAACTCTCGCATACTGCGAAATAGTACCAGCGGCAACAAAGCTTTTTGTTCCGCTTTCGTCAAATTGACTCATCGCTAAACCTCATCAAAAAAAGTGACGTAACGAAACAAAAACTATCGACCGTTTACGGACTGCAAAAGACGATTTCGCAACCCAGGATTCTTGCGATTGGCGGCAGACACAGCGCGTTGTCGGTCACCGTTGCAAGCCTTGACTTCTTTTGCCACGGCTGCATTCCATGCGGCCATTGGCGAATCCTCTTCCTCTTCGTCGCTGTCCTCCATGTCGTCCATCGACTCGGATTTGGCTTTGATTTTGACTGCCGAAACACCTGGCTTTGTCGTCGCGGCAAGGCTCGCTTCCATCTTTGCTTGCAAGAACTCGATGTACGACGCCTGGCATTCCTGCAGCGACATACGTTTCTCCACGCAATACAAAATCCAATCGGCACTGGCTTGCGAGCACTTTGCCCGAATCTCAGCAACAGTAGCCGGACTAGCAGTTGTTGAATCTGCCATAGCATCAACTCCACTATTTAAAACAACCGGCTGTGCCGGACTCGATACACCCTGCGAAACGCTCGCAAGGAAATTTTCAAAGCATTCATCGGCGGTTGAAACTCCATCAATCAAACCAAGCTCCAAAGCTTTGTTTGCAAGATGCACTCGCCCATCTGCCATTTCACTAACTTGTTCAAATAACAGTTTGCGGCCATTTGAAACGGCATCTAAAAAGAAGTAGTTCAAGCCATCGATTTTTTCTTGAACGTCTGCGATATCTTCTTCTGTAACTTCTGTTCCAGCGGCACCCGCACCCTTGTACTTGCCAGCTTTAATAACATGCACTTTAAGGCCAGATTGTTCGGCTGCGGCACTCGAATCGACGACAACGCAATAGGTTCCAATCGAACCAACCATGGCTGTTGCGTTTGCCTCAATCGATTCGCATTGCGAGGCAATCCAATACGCCGCACTTGCGCACAAATCGCTAACAAATGCACGTACTGGCTTTATTGCGTTTGCCTTTGCGACCTCATCGGCGAGTTCTTTGGTTCCTGCAACCGTCCCACCAGGAGATTCAATCTTCAGCAGAATCCCTTTAACTCGGTCGTCTTCGACTGCAGCCCGAATGCACCGCCGAGCCAAGACTGTTGAAGTACCGCTTTGCATCGACTGCACATGCTTCATCAATGCGCCGTTCAAAGAAATCAACGCTATTCCATCAATGATTTCCATTGAATATCCGTCTGCGTCATCCATCGCATCTTGGCGAGAAGACGAGGAAACGTGTTTCAAAATGTCTGTTTTTGCCACCAATTCTTGCAACGCTCGCGCCGATGGCTCATACATTGCCCATTGACCGAACCACTGCTCAAAATATGGAATCGATGACCGGGTGTTACCAGCAAGTTTAATTTCCATTTGATGGTTTCCCCTGTTGTTGCTGTAAGTTCATCGGCATTGCGAGCGTTATCCCGTCTGGCGTTGGCAAACTAATAATCTCCCGCCAATGCACTTTTGGCTCGTCTGGTGTTAGTTGAGCGTTTATTTGCCTGGCTTTTGAAATTGCCTTAGTGATTGCGAAAGCGTTGTCTTGAATCGTCTCGACTGCAATCTCCTCCCAGTCCTGCGATAGCTCGCCATGCAGTCTACGAGGGCTTATCAATCCGTTGCGAACTCGAAGCAACTGCCCGGAAGCCTCATCTACCGGATGAATGTACGGCCACGCCGGAAGCCGCCATTTGTGCGAATAGAACTGCTTGCCAAGCCTGTCTCTTGCAGCCCTCATGGCTGGATCGTCGCCACAAAACTGGCTTAACTTCCATCGATAGACTGGAGAATGAAACTTGTCTCGCAGTCCCTTTTGATTCTTTCGAAAGCATCTTCTCTCTTCGTCGATTGCCTCTTGC